TGTTCATTAGATTCGCCTTGAACCTGTTGTACATTCCTGACGCCATAGTTTTTTTCCTTTCTTTACGGGCAATAAAAAACGACTGCATAGAAGGTATAGGCTCCTATACAGCCGTCATTTATTCTTACGTCACCTGTGAAGGCTGGCCGGCCTTCGAAGGTGAACCCGTTATTCAAATTTTAGTTGGTGCTTTTACGATTGCACCCACGATACCTTTCTTTAACCTGGTTTGTGTTGTGCCGCTCCGATTTCGAAGCACTCCACGTGGACAGTGCAATTCTGCCCGCCTTGTGCGTTCTTCTTTGTTTCTGACCATGTCGATTTACAAATAGGGGTCCCATCGGCTTCGAATCCATCGACCCGAATTAATTTCGTGCCGACCTTCATGTAAATTTGACCGTTCACATCCCAGTATTGTTTGCCGAAACGTTTCACCGGGTTTGCTACTAACTTGTCCATTCGTTTAATCCTTTCTTTATGGTTCTGCCTGTCGAAAATGGAAAAACATATTCCATAAATCCCCTCTGCCGGCCAGCCGACACTTTGGCTTGCTGACAAATATTATTTCATACACCATTTCGTCCTGTGCGTTATACCAGGGAAACGAATTGTCTTTATTGGCTTCATAGAAATCCATAATCAAAATCTTGTCCGCGTCCGGGACACAGGGCATTTCATGTTCAAAATCTATCGGAGCAAAAGTCGCCGTCTTATTAACTACCGGATACCCGGAAGCCGTGCTGCCGATCAAAATTCCTTCATCTGTGGGCTCTGCTCTGAAATTAAGGTTCGGCGTTCTCGTTATTCTCGGAAAAGGACATACAACCGCCGGCGTTTTTAATGACAATTCCAATTCGAATGTCGCAGGGTATTCCGTATGCGTGGCCCCGGGCAGTGTTGGCGTTTCAAGTGTCAAGGCCAATTCGAATGTATCTGGATAAACAGTTATATCCGCCATTTTTCTTACGCCTTATTTTAACGCGCTTGCCATTGCTCGCTGATATTTAATGTCGGTTGACATTGCTTTCATAGTGACATCAAGAATACGCCGATCCCCGATTAGATATTCTTCGGCACTGCTAATCTCAAGTTTTTCCTGCCCTTCATTATGAATGTGAACTTGTGTTCCACCCGGACTCTGTCCTGCAGGTGTTATTTTTTCACCGGCGTGAACAAAAGCCGGACCGGTTTCCATTACAACACCACCATGCTGATATTTGGTCAAAGTTGCACCAGCTTCGGCAGGAACCGTCCCAACCGTTGGAAGTCCAACGCCTCCTGTCGGGTTGAACATGCCCATGATTCCATAAGCGATAGGCTCAGCTGCCATTTTGTATAATAATATATTTGTAACTTCCCGCATTAAGCTGCGTGCCATGGATTTCATCGATTCCCAAAACTTCTGACCTTCGAAAGCCATCCGGTCCAGGGCGCTTGTCCAGGAACGTGCCATACTCAAAGCGATATCTTCTGATATTCTTTTACTTCTATCAGCTGCCTCTTTTTCCAATTTCTCAGCTTCTATGATTGTCGCTCTCATTGCTTCCAATTGGTCCTCGGCTTTTTTCAGATTATGCTCTTTCCATAACAATTCTATTTCCTCAGCTGCTTTTTCTTCCGCTTCGATTCTTAGCGTTGCCGCTTTTATATCCGTTTCGATCCGCTGCCTGGCCATGCGTTCCTGCATCTCTTGATAATTCCCGCCCATTGCAATTAGTCTATCATAGTGTGCCTGCATCGCCTGTTCATCCAAAGGCTCAAAGTCACTTTGGTCCGCTGCTTTCTCTTCTTTGGATTTTGTCTCTATCGCTTCACGTCTCGCGGCTGCTACCTTCCGCAGATTTTCATAAAATCGCATGACCGCATTTTCTTGACCATAGGCCGCGGCAAAGTGCCTGGCCGCCCGCTTCTTTTAATTCATTTGCAATTTTCCTTTGTTCATCGGCCAACTCTTTATAAGTTTTCTCCCAGCCGGGACGCTTTAATTTTTTGAACAGGATATCCAGATTTGTTGCCGCCGCCGCTATATCATAAATCGCGGCAAGAGTTTCACGGGCACCCGCTTCGGCACCCTTCCAATAAGCAGGTATAGTGTGAACGAAACTACCAAATCGAATCGCTGCCAGGCTCATTTGTTCGAAGACATTAATAATGTTCTTTCCCAAACCTTCACCGGCGGTTGCTACGTCAATAAATTTATTGGCAATCGTTTCTATATATGGAGCCAATTCAATAGCTCCTGTTCTAAAAATACCGGCCATAGTGACACGGACATTTTCCAAAGCATCGTTTGCCGCTTCTACCTGGGCCGCATCTAATCTCGAAAAGGCATAGCCGGTTTTTTCCACAAATTCTTTATATTCTTTTAAACCTGCACCTCCCCTTTTCAAAGAAATTCAAAAGCGATTGACCGGACCGACCGAATAGATAATTGGCCGCCGCTGCTTTCTCGCTCTGAGTTGACAGATTTTTGATTTGGTCCGCTACTATGCCAAACGCTTCATCGGCTGACAATCCAACAAGTTCCTCATAATTCAGACCGAGCTTATCAAGTGCATAGGTCGCTTGACCAACACCCATACTAACTTCACCAAGTCGGCGAACAAAAATCTCTAAAGATTTATTGAATGTCTCATTTTCTACACCGGCGATTTTCGCTCCATGCTGCATGGCTATCAGGTCTTTTGTGTTTACATTCAACCTGTCTGACAATTTCGCCGTGGAGTCAATCACTTCCATCTGGCGTTTCAACATGTAGCCTAAACCACCGACACCTGCCACAGCCAACGCACCCGCCGCCATACGCCGCATTGTGCGTCCCACACTATCCATGTCACGGGTGAATCCAGCCATGACACCTTTAGCTTTGTTCTGTGCCGAGAACTCCGCAACTATTCTTCTTTTCATATCCGCCATTGTATCGAGTCCAAAGCGCGGACCGCGCTCACTTGTGGATTCTGTGTTTAATCATTACCGAGCGCTACGACATCGATTATCGCCGAACCTGAACCGGCCGAAACTGCAAGGTATAGATTCTTATTCGCTGTAGTCACTATGCCCGCCGCCGTGGGACATTGCCACAAAAACGAACCTTCCGGCTGCACTTTCATTGAATCGGTTGTGCCGCCCATAATCAATAAATCATTCGCTCCACCGCCGAATACAGAAACAATCAAACTGGTCGATCTGTTGTAGATGTAAAGCAATTTGATTGCTTCCATTGTCAAGAGATTGCCGAAAACATCTTTCAAGGCACCGCTGGCATAAAGGTCTAACGTTTGGTTGGCGCTTTGTGCTATGGTCAACTTTTCGTGAAATAAAACATTGGCCTGCTTTACACCGGTTCCAAACGACCATTTAATGCTTGTGTCGATAGATAGGTCATCAATTGTTTCTTTCAGCTTTGTTGTAAGATTACTTAAATTTTTAATGTCGATTTTGATATTTGATTTTCCTGACAATCCCGTTCCTGTAGCCATTTTTAATCTCCCAAAATATTATTTTGTAAATCCGCCCATGCCTGCTTTTATTTGTTTGGCGCTCATGCCCCTTTTATTTATAAAGGCCGGATCTGCTGTACCGGCCAATTTTCTCCATATTCTCTGTGCATTAATTCCAGCCTGGTTGTTCCCCTTGCTGGCTTGGTTCATATTTCCAATCATCAACGCTCTCAGCGAATCAGCCGGTTCACCGGTTGGCCAGTATTGCTCAGCGACATAAAGTTCTGCTACTTCTATTCCTGTGTGTCGTTTGCAGAACTCGGTTACACTGCATCTGTATTCTCTGGCTGTTCTGACAAGCCACCTTCGCCACTTGTCGGTAGTGAGTTTTTTAGTACATCCGCCTGTGCCGTTATACCATAACCACTGAGTCGCATCGCTATTGTTGCTATCGGTTCAAGCTCTATTGACGGCAAACCGGCTATAATAGTAAGCTCGTTTTCCTTGAATATCCTCTCACCTGTTTCCGTCCGCATCGTAAGTTGTAAAAGTTTCGCCGTTGCCAGTTTAGAAATTTCCGGGTCCGAGTTGTTTTTTACCAAACGCCAGCCTTCCAGGTCATAAGATGTTAGTCCGTGAATCCAGACTTTTGTCCCAGCGAACTCTTGCTCCTCTTTTGGAATTTGGTCACGGAGATTCAATATTTTTTGCTTAATGTCTCTTGCTGTTAAGTTTTCCTTGTCCATGGTTTTTTTTGTTTCCTTTCTGTTTTGTTTCTTTGGTTTTCTTATCACTTACGATTTGTAGTGGTGACTCCGGATTGAAAAGCCTTACCACATTACCGCGTAATAGATAATTGGCGGACCAAACTGAAATGTCCCGGTCAACGGTTTTTGTCTGGCCAATTTTTCCTTCCTGTGAAGCTGGATAGGTGACATTGGCCAGATACTCAATTACATCGCCTGGCTTAAACTTAATCATTTTTCTCTTTTCTCCTTATGGCGCAACGTCCGTGAACGTGGCTTGTCCGCTCAATGCCAACGTGACATCAAGCTCAATTGGCCCATCGGCTTCGCTGAATGACGGCAAACCAAGTGACGAAATAATTGCATTGCAAGAATGACTACTCGTATCCGGATAGGTGATTAATAGAGTTGCATTCGTCTTGGCCAAAAATTTCGTATTCAGTATGTTATATACACCAGCGTCACTTCCGTCGTAAACTATATGGACAGTCACTTCACCTTCGTTTAATGCACCTGCAATTTTTTCGACGGCTTCGTTGGTACTGTCACAACTCAAGATGTCAACAATGCGTCTGGACCGTGTCCCTGTGAGGCTCATAACCTCACCAATCGTTTCTGTGTCGAAGGTTAAAACCGTCCCCATCGCGGTTATCGCGTTTGTGGTCATGTTAAATCTCCTTTAATTATTTGTTATTGTTTAAACCCGCTAAAAATTGATGTCATGTATTGAACTTGAACGAGTATTTCAGCCACTACTCCGCCCGACATTATTGAAAAAACATCTTCCGGACAATCTATGCTCAGGGCCAGCCCACCGCAAGCCTGGCCTTTCTTGTTTTCATTTAATAAGGTTTCTCGAATAGTCTCGGTCATCCTTGTAATCTGTGTATCCGCTGAGACATTATCAGGCAGCTGTCTTAGAATTCCGTAAAGCTTCCACTCCGCCATTTCTTTGCGTGACGTTGTAGTTTTTTCCTAGAGTACCTTTATCGATGATTTCCATTATTACATCGTCATGTTTAAAATCCTCTACCGACCAATCGAGTATTTTGGGTACGAACGAGATTGATTGTCATTGTTTCGTCAACGTCTTTTAAGCCGTCAACAGCTTCGGCAATATGAACCGCTATTCTCTCAACTATCGCTTCCAATCTTCTGAACTCTACACCGATCTGGTCATTAATAAGTTTGCTCATTCTTTTTCCTGCAGCGTCCGTGACACTTTTTAACAGTTGTGGTGTTCTTGTAATTACGCTCCATATAGACGGGCCTCTCATTTCATCAATTGGCAATCTCGATATCGACCTTCTTTCAAAAACGCCTCTATGTCCGCTTATCGGCATTGTCGCTATGAAAGCAGACGGCAGCCGCTTACGGCCAGCCGTTCGGCTGATTCTATATTTAACACCATGCGGCCTTTTTTCTATTGTGCCCGGGTAGGCCAACAAACCCGGCCTGTGTGTGCTTGCTCCTATATAGCCAACCCAATGTTTATAAGTCGCTTTGTGTTTTTTAATACTTTTGGCAATATCCCGCTTTTTGAATGTCACCTGACCACTAACACGGCGTTTTAAGTCTGTTGCCGCCATGTCAACGTTGCGATTGATAGCCCGGCGGAATACCCTCGGAATTGCCTTCGGTATAGCTCGCAAAATATGCTTCGCTTCTCTAAGACTTTTCTCGTCAATTTTTATGTGCATTGCCAGCATTTAGTGTGCCTCAAATGTCACCATCCCTGCATCCTGCTTAACAATTCTTGCAAGCTGAAAATTTCTTGCGTCCGCTCCTTGTCGTGGCGGGATGGTTATTTTTTGGTTTGTGCCGAACTCACTTGCCGCGATCCCCGTGGTCGCGTTGTTTTGTACTTCTATTTCTATGATGGGTCCACGTCTCCTTTGTACGGGCTGGACCTGCCCATCATCCTCTTTATAAGTGACTATTACACTAATCGACCTATCGAGAACACCGGGCTGGTATATTGCCGTCACTCCGAATTCGTCCGTGTGTAACGATGCGTCCTGAACCAAAATATCATCGAATGTTTTTAATGTCACAGAGTTACCTCATTTTGTTGCTGCTTGTGCAATCTGCGTTAATTTAGAAACAAGTGCAGCGTATGTTAATACTGAACCTAACAAACCCGTCAGCAATGCAATCACAGCAGTGCACCATATCGGGGGCCTGTTTTTTATATGGTCTATCTTGTCCCATTGCTTACCTGTGTCATCCTTTACATCTGTAACCATTTGCAATAATCCACTATGGCTTTTACATAGTTCTTCCATGGTTTTTCCCGTGAAAAGACAACGTCAATAGTCGAGCACAGCCCGACCAGAACCGCCACCAGCCAGGCCATGCCCAACGGACAAGTTAAACTCTCTCAATTAAACAGGGAAACAATCAGCTTAATGTCGCATGGGCTGCGTACTGCCAGTACCCGTATCCAACGTTTCGGATTGCTTTAATCCCGTACTGGTGCTTATTGTTGTCGAATTCGTATTCGTCTTCCTTCGTCCTTTGTCCGCCGATAGTAGTATTTTTTCTTTCCTCTTGTCGGATTAAAGCTTTGGCCGGAGCATCCGTTCGGAACGTCACGAATTGCGTGGTATAGGTAAGCCGCGGATTCGGCACAACGTTGACAATGAATCCCTGTTTTCTCAGTTCTTTTAAGACGTTGCTTTCGTTCGAAGGCTCACCAAGCTCCGCATGAACCAAGTAAGGCCACAATGTCACGCTCGTCATTATGGTAAACTTCTTGGCGCTCGCGTTCATCGGTTCTCCCTGGTCATCTTTAATGCCCAGCATATAGGCTATGACTCCAAGGATGGCTTTGATTGCCTCGGCGACTGTCGGTGTCGTGGCCGTTGTCACGTCAAGCGCTGCAACATCGGCGTTCGTCAAGAGGTTTTTCTGTGTGCCACTCTCGCCTTCGCTGTGGTCGCTATCAAAGAAATATTGTCCATCATAGCATAACCCGCTTGTTGAACCGGTCCCGTTTTGAATTAGCGTGCTGAGAAGCTTGCCCCAGTGGCCAACGGCTCGTTCAGCCAACTCGTTAATCCGGATTTGGATTTGTTTGGTTTTGTCACGGCGAATCCAATCCACAAGAATGTCCAAAGTCGCTTCGAACGTCTTGTTGACGATTGTGATTCCGTTTTCCCGGAAACCTTTGGCCTGCCTGCCGCCTAACCATTCACGCATTGCAGGTACCATGCCAAGCCACTTATAGGTTTCTGATTCCTGGTCCGAATCAAACAAAACTGACACCAACTCGATCCACGACATACCGGTATATTCCTCGAGCGCCGCAAAGAACTTTCCGATGATGTCGCGTCTTCCCAATCCTTTAGCTCCCATTTGTAGTCTCCTAAAAATAGAATTTTCTGTTCTTCACGGGCAATAAAAAACGACAAGCCGGTGAAGTTGGCACCAACTTGCCATTTTTCATTCTTACGCCAATTCCAGCCCGCCGACTGAAATTGAACCCGTTTTCAATTTTTACTCGATTGCTTTACGCCTGTACCCACGTGCCGCGCTTGTCGACAACGTTCCAGCCGTGCGTACCGTCACCGATAAACTCAATGTAGTCACCCCGCTGGGCGGTCGCCTTGGTATTGGTGATTGCCGCTCCATCGGCACCCGCTGCCAGGCCGCAGCCGCCGAGACTCTTATCGGCCCCGTTAAAATCGACCACGATACCAGCGACACCGAAACCGCCGATATTCACGACACGGACACGGTAGCCCGCAACCGTTGCTATAAGCGTAATAGCTTTGGTATCGACTCCGAGATAAATGATTTTACCGTTATCGCCGGCCAGCGTTGTATAGTCATCGGTCTTTGTCACCCTGTTCGGATTCGGACCGAATTCATCAACGCCAAGCGGGTCGAATTCAACTTCCATCTTGGTAGCCGATTCGTAACGCGATATCTTTCCAACGTAGCTGTTGCCCGATGGGTCGAACGTGTATGTCGCGTCATCCGATGCGTACACCGGCTGACCGACATCGGTTATCAGACCGACAAGATCAACTACAAGACGATATTTGCCGGTCAAATGTTTTATGTCCTTATCACCGGCAGCACCGCCTGAATTGTCCACCTGGTCGATACTGTGACCGACAAACTTGTCACCGGCCACCAGGGGCCTGCCGTAACCGGCACCGTTATCGCCGACCATAGCTCCTTCATAAACTATGTCGGCAGCAACTGCCGGTATCGAACCCATACTGCCCGTCACTAACGTCATCGGGCTGTCCGCTGCTAAAGTTGTCATAAGATTATCTCCTAAAACATCATTACACTTTACTTATTTCAAATCCCGCTTCCTGTTTCGAAACTAAGATTTACTTTACTTTTTTCATTGCCTTGCGTGCTGCGTCCGCTCTTTCGGTATCGCCGCCGCCTTCCGCTCGCAGGATATAATTTTCCAGGGCCGGTTTCGTCAACTTGTCCTTATAGAGCAGAACGAACGGCAATCTTATTCCGCTGACACCTTTTAGCTTCATATATGTTCGCAGAGTGCCCTCAGCAAACGGATCCTCGTAATCGAGTAAGAAGCCCGGACCGGTTTTCAGAGGAACCTTTTTGTCCTGAACTTCAAGGGCGATCCGGTCATAAACATCCGGAAGCTTTTCCTTTACTTGTTTGGCTGATGCGTTGCCGATATCCAAAACGACAGATTCTTTAATCTCTGCAATCAGGTCCGGATATGCTTGCTCCAAGTCCGCTACATCTGTTATCTCACCAACTGTCACAGCCTGAACAGGTTGTTCCACCTGTTCTTGGGTTTTGTCCTCTTTGCCCATTTGATTACCTCTCACAGTTAATTGTTAATTTTGTTTTATTCACACAAGAAACAATAAATTCAATCGTTATGGCTTATCTTTCGGTCAGCGTACCTGTCCGGCTTTGTCCGCTTTTCATATAAGCCACATAAGCTTTTTCGTCACCGCCGAATTTCGTTTTGTAATTCTTCGGACGCTGCGAACTGAGATTTCAATTCTGCGTCCGTGTCACCACCTTCCGTTTTATTTGCAGGCTGCGTTGATTCATCGGTGAATTCCTGGATTGCCGGTTCAACAGCCGCCTTCGTTTCTGTTGTTGTCGTTTCTTCGTTCTTTTCGCTCAGCTGTTTGTTCGCTGCCTCAAGTTTTTCGATTCGAAGATGACTTGCCTGTTCGACTGTCTGCTGTTCTTTGAAGCACTTCACAAGCAACTCGTTATCTTCACCGCAGGCCTTCTGTAATGCTTCGAACTGTGCTCTCTGGTTTTGTTCGCCTTCGGCAATCCCCTCAGCTTTGCCTTTCTCTAAATAATTCGCTGTACAAGTCCGGATGTTTTTCGTTAAACATTTCCAAACTTGTTATTTCCTCTTGATTTGCCATGACATTATTCTCCTTTGATTAAATTGAATTTGACAGTTTCGCAATCAGCTAACGCTGTTGATTTCGTATTGCTGTCGGCACCAAACACACACATGCTCACTTCCTTGATGACTCCTTTGCGAAAGACCGCACCCGGGCCCCTTAGAGTTTTGCCCGTTTACCTTGACACTCGCTCCTTCCTGAACCCTTTCAATTACAGAGGGCGGACAAAACAGGCTCGCTTCCATCGGAAAACCTTTCTTAATGTCAACCCTTCAATGCCTGGGCATTATCATTATCCAGGAATTCGCCCTCGACAATTACTTTGTCGCTGATCTCTTGTTTGGTTGTAAAAGCCAATCCTGCTTGATTTGAAATGTTCTTCGAGGACCGGAATACGGTTCTTGAAGAACTTTACACCCGTTAAGTCAATTGCCAGGTTTCCCCAATACCAATGATTCTTGATAATTCCACCTGAATAGCCGACTATCCGGAACTTGTTGCCGTTTTCACTGTCTGCAAAAGTCACTTCCATTTTCTCATTCAGGACACACGCGCTTGACGGTGCATTATCTTCCATCCCTTTGTTTCTCCTTTTTCTTGGCCTGTTGGTTTTTCAATCTCGCACTATGTTCGTTTGGATAAGGCATTATTAATCCTCAAGCAGCTGGCCTTCCGGTTTTCTCAAGGAACCAACGTCACTTCTTTTTCTTTTAAATAAGCTTCCTCTTCCGCTCTCGTATCTGTCAAATCCTTAAAGTCACGTCCCTGCCTGCTGCATATTGTTGTTCGGTTTGTTGTTCCGTTTTTCAACTGCTGCTCATCTGCCTTTGCTTCCTTCCACGGGTCAACATACGGCCAGCGCTTGCATTGAACCTCATATCTTGTCCAGTCATCGCGTTGGGTTAATTTTTTCTTTGCAATCCATTCCTGGAGCTTGATAATCCACAGCCTTCTCATAAAAGGTTTTATCAATAGCTCCTGTTCGTCATACCATGTGTCACGTGCATCCTGAAACGCAACACGTGAATTCATAAAAGTAGCTCCGGAATAGTCACCTGTCATCAGCATAAGCGGCATATTGACGGGGTTGCCTACAAGCATCAGAATGCGCATCATAAACGGATCAAATGCCGCTGCCGGCCTTGTCGCACCAATCGCTTTTGCTTCCTCTCCGTAAGACCCTTCCCATATCATGCCCGGGTCTATCTTTTGAACCGTCCTGTCGTCATCATCTTTTCCGGATGAATGAACACCGCCTGTATATGGCGGCGGTTTACCTTCTGAGTCTTTGGTTATTGTCATCATCGGAAAACAAGCATTGATTTTCGCGGCCACAAGCTCCGCATCCACATATCCGAAAAGTTTGTCAATCGCATCGACAGCACTAATAAGAACCGGCTCTCCACGTGACATGCTGAATCGGTCCGGATTGAAAGTGTGATGAACATCGATGGCAAGGTATCTTTGAACAGTATCGCTCGCAATATATCCCCATTTGTTTGGACGGCCTATGTAATAGCCGATGATTTTTTTATTCTTTTTGTTTATAGCCACACCATTGACAACATCGAAATTCTTGGCTTTAGTCTTGCCGAACGGAGTTCCAACCTGGTCGCCCTCAATTGCCTGTATTCCCTGGTCCGTGAAAATCGTAAATATGTCACCGTCCCTGCAATACGAATGATATAACATTTTCAGATAAGCGTGTATATTGAAACGGCCGGTCACATCACATGGCCGGTTTACCATTTCATCTTTCCACAACTCCTCAGCTTCCTTGTTCCAGCCTTTATCATCGGTCCTGGCCTGAATCCTTGTCGATGTACCGACAACTTTAGTCGCAAGCTTTCGGAATATGCCTTTCACAAGGGGATTGTTTCTTCCAAGGTCACGACAGATTTCCCGCAGGCCATCAAGTTTTTCTTGTGATAAATGCCAGTCACCAGTCCCACCCAAATCGGAACGTTTTTTCCGCGTTCGATGTTTGTCCAGAATATCATATCCGAACCGATAAGATTTTCGCATCATTGCTGCACGTGGTGACAACACACCAACATAATCATCCAGCCGGCGTGATACACGGCGTAAAAAAGGCTCAGGTTTTCTTTTAACTTCTCTCATGTCTCTGCAACAATAATTCTGCCTCTGTCACCTTTCGCGATTCGATTAAGCAGGTTTGTTTCTCTGCGATAAAGTGTCGCCAAGTCCGGACGATTTGTTGTTCTGCCGGTAGTCGTCAAGCTTTGGGCACCTTCCTCTATTCGCTTGATAGCTTCCTGAACGCTTGCCAGTTGTTCTGCCAGTGTAGCCATAATTTAACCGCCTGTTTTTTCAACCTCGCCTTCGATAATTACTGAACCGCCATTGCCTATTTGATGTGATATTGATTCCGCTTCCGGCCTTACTGTCGAAAGTGGGCCCATGATTGTGGATTTTGCAATCACGTTTTGTCCCAGGTCTTTTATTACCCAGATACAGGTATCTTCGGATATTCTTATAATATGGACTTCGTACATGATTTAAAACTACAATATGAACTGAGGAAAAAAAGGGGGTATGTACTAAGAATTAGTACAAAGTTGAAAATTTTTTTAGTCGATATCACGCTCGA